GCTGTAGATGATCCGGCCGCCGTGCTTCATCCAGACGCCTTCGGGAATTTTTCCCTCCTGGCGCCGGTGTTCCAAGGCGCGCTTGGTGCAGCCGATCAGCTCGGCCATACGCTTTTCGGTGACCTTGTCGACGTCACCGGTGCTTTCGGTTTCCATGGGATGGTCTCCACGCCGCCGGTGGCGGCAGGTTGGTGGTCAGGCCGTTGCCTTGCTGATTGCTGCAGCCAGCCGTACTTGTGTGCCGTTGCCATTGCTGGCTGGCTTAATCCGGTTGATCACGGCCAGAGCTTCCGTTGCAGCACTGAGCAGGGTGTCGCGCTGGTCGCGGGCCTGAGTAAGCTCGGCCAGCAGGTGCGCCTGTTGCTCTCCCTCGGCCCGGCCAATGTCCCAGAACTGCTGCCCCCAATGGCCGGCGGGCGGCGGGTTGTTGTTCTGCTTGCCGCACGCCAAGCAGCCTACGATCACGTCGCAAAGGCTGCGTTTGTAGGCGTTGTCACCATCAAGGCTCAGGCCGGTGCGTCGGCGCAGGGTGTTCACGACCTCGTCGGCATTGGCGCCAGGGCCCATTAAGACGATGTCCTGTTCTGGCTCTCCGGGGATGTAGATAGCCAGCGTCAGCTTGGCTTCTGGCTTAAGGTGGTTGCTGATCATCACCAGCGCATCGTTGGCAGCTTCGTGGAACCGGCTGATTGCGGACATAGGGGTATCCTCGCCCGCGCATGGGCGGGCTTGAGTAGTTGGGGGATGGGTTAGGCTGCGATCAGGCCGAGCCCCGGGAATAGGAAGGCCCTGTGGCCGCACGCCCTACACACGAATGTGCAGCAGTCATCAAGGCGGAGCTCCAGCGCATAGTCATGTGTCGATTGGTTCTCGATGGTGCAGTAGCTGGCGCCTAGGAATCGCCGCCTGAGGCGGCGCCCGGCGAGCACATACCACTTCATCGCGGCGCCCGATAGATCAGGTAGGCCATGTAGGCGAGGGCGATCATGGCTGCCCTCCCTGAAACATGAGCAACAGGCACAAAACGATGAAGGAGAGCCCAATCACATCACTCATTGGTCGACTCCTTGGCCATGAACTCGTCAACGACGGCGTCCGCCACCCCGCTGAACAATGGCATCTTGCCTTCGTTCCAGATCGCAAGAGGCGAACAGGTACCAAGTGGGTTGCGTACGAAACGGTACCGGCCTGCATCCTTGCGCAGAGACTCGTTCTCGGCAGCCAGCTTGCCCAGCAGGCCGTAGCACTCGGCCAGCAGGTTGTTCGCCGCCTCGATTGCCGGTCCTTTGCCGGCCACGCCGCGCTGACATGCCTTCATCAGGCTATGTACGTCGGTTACTTCAGTGGTCACGGTTGAACCTCCTTCGGCGGATGAACCGGGCACGGCCAGCGCAGTGAGCCGTCGCCGGATGGGCAGGTGCAGGTGCAGGTCTTCACTTCGATCAGGTCGGTCATCACTGATTACCTCGATACGCTCGGTAGCCTGCCGCGATTGTGTCGCCGAAAAGCAGCCAGATCAGAAACGCGATCCCGAGCGGGTACCAGGCCCAATCGGGCAAGAACTGGAGCAGCCAAATGAAGGGGAGGCAGATGGCGAGCGCGATGAGACAGAAGACAACCATGAACAGGTGAAGCCCCAGGTCGCGCATGCCGGTTCGTCTCATTGCGGATAGCGCGGCACGCAGCCGATCTTTCGTCTGGATCACAAGTGATACCTCTCATCAATCCAGCGCCCAGGCGCCAGTGCGGGTGTAGGTTCGGGTTGGGTTTCGTGCGGGGAGAGCTGGCGCTCGTTGCCGGCCTGCAGCTGGCTGTCGGGGATGCAGCTGATGCCGACCCCATTCAGCAGGTAGCAGGTGACGCCGCGCTGGCTGTCGTGCTGCACGTCGATGACGTTCTCGGTTGCGCTGGCGCCGGTGGCCAGCAGCAGGATGCAGAGGGCGAGGCGGGTCATGATCTGCTCCCGATCGCTGCGGCCGCCTCAACGATTGCCCGGCGAGTTGCGCGGAACGGGTCGTCGCCGTGGTAGATGTCGAACTCACCAAAGCGCTCGGCATCCACGATTGTGTACGGGTCCGTGTCGCCGTCGAACGGCTCGACGATGTGGATCTGAATACCCAGGCGGTCACCCCGACCCATCAATACGGCCACCCGCAGTGCGTCGCCGTCGTTGATCAACGGGTTCCAGTGAGCACGCACACCCGACTGACCCTTCAGGCGGAAAGGCCACTTTGGATCGCGGCAGGTGCATGGCTCGATCTCAAGGCGTGCTGCTTTAGCGGCCAGCTTGAGCAGTTCGAGGTCGCGTTCGTCTACTTCGGACACAGGCATTCCTTGGCCGCCATATCGCGGCAGTGAATAGAGGGGAGAGGGGAAAGGTTTTACTGGAAAATTTGCACGGCTTTAGTAGGCTGACCGAAACGTCAACTCTCCTCCTTCTAGAAGGCCCGGCCATGCGAAAACGCGGTAAGGTTTACTGGGAATGGGCCGATCCCGCGTTGCATTTCCGCAACTACGATGAGCGCCTTCCCTGCGGTACTTTGATCAACATTCAAGTGCGTGTTTCAAAAGAGAACATCACCCAATTGTTCTTCGGCATTTACGGCCAAAAGGGGCTGATGCTTCTCGAGGAAAACTACCCAGAGCTCAAAGGTCAGACGATGACGGCTGCGGCGGCTTGGGCGCTGCAGCGCGCCAACGACTGGGTAGCTGAACACCCCTCCAGGTGTCGATGATCGATTAGAGGGAGGGGTTACAGCGTCAAGAGTACAAATGTGCTACGCCGAACTTTGAGCGCGCATGAATGCGGCCATGTCGCCCATCTGCTCAACGATGAAGCGTTCTTCGGCTTCCGCAGATGCGAGGATCTTTTCCTTGTGTTTCTGGCAGAGCTGGCAATCGACTTTGGCCCAGTCGCCTGATAGCTCACTGGCCTCACCTAGCCAGGTACCGCACGGCGCTTGCTCAAGGTCTTCCAGGTCTGTGAATGGTGCGAAGTGCGTCTTCACGTTGCCTCCGGCTTTGCGCTGGTGCCCCGGAAGTGCTCGTCGTATCTCCGTTGCGCCTCTTCGTCACCCTTCAGGCAGCCGCAGCGGTGCGGGTGGGCGGTGTAGTCGATATGGCAAAGGCGATTCGGGTACGGTGCCGCAGGCTGGATTGGCGCTGCGCTGGCGGATAGGGCATCAGCGATCCGGCGTAGCTCGTACGCGGCGTCCTTCAGTCTTGCATCTGCAACGTCAACGGCATGATCGACTCGCGCCCTGGTCATTTTCTTGTCTTCGTCCTGAAGGTCTTGAAGGGCGAATAACGGCGCGCTGATTAGGTTGGCCGCCATGCTGATAAGGTCGCCAGACTTGTCGCGCAGCACTGCATCCCGCTCGGTCAGTTGGGCGCACAGAGCAGCTACCTTGTTGGCAGATCGGTCGTACTCGCCCTTGGCTTCCCCGAGTTCTGACCGCAGCTGCTCGATAACTTTCATCTGCTCGCCGGCCACGGCTTCCCAGCGCACATTAGGATCAGCGCGGGTGAAGAGCTTGGCGCCGAGCTTTGGCATGCGCCCGGCGGCCCACGCTATCTCATGCAGCCCTTCCCCGAACGCCACGACCTCGCCAACCGGCTCGCCCGGGGGCTGCTCGGCAGGTTTGATACAGGTCATCGGCCCGAACGGTGTGACGGGCTTGCCGGTCGCCGCCGCATCCCTCTCTGCCTCTTCTTTGGTCCACCAGAAGGCAGTACCAACCATCCAAGCTATAGGCTCGGGGTGGGGCTGCGGGGCTGCCATGGCTTGGATGATGTTCAGCAGATTATGGCGCTCAAGTTCATCGCAGTCTCCCAGGCACAGGCGATCGCCGATGTCGCGTGTGCACTGCGCATCGTCCTCGGTCAACTCTTCGGAGCTGCCAACCCAACCGCAACGGCGGCATTGGGCGGGGTAGTAACGTCCAACCAGCGGCTCCAAGCCAATGTATGGCGGCACGCTGACCGTCTTTGTGTTGCTGGATCGGTTTTCTGTGGGCATGGGGATACCTCTGTCGGTCACAAGGCCAGTTCTGTCTGACTCTCGCGCTGCCAAATTGGGGAACTGGTGTGGGATTCGATGCGGTCGGCGATCACGCTGGCACGCTGGCCGGCGGAAGGCGGTATATACATGCCGAACCGGCTAATGCTGCCGCCATTGACCGCAGCGTTGGTGCTGTCGGCAGATGCCAGGGGCAGGCTCTGGAAGATCGCCGGGTCTAGCATGCGCAGGCCGTGCAGTCGGCATTTGGGGCGGCCTTTGTCGTCGCAGATGGCATCCATCGCTGAGGCCATTCGCTTCCACCAAGCTGCAGTGCCGGGTGAACGCCACTGCCCGGAACTGCCAAGGGCAATCGTTCGCCAGTCTTGCGACAGGCGCTGCAGGCGCTCGATCGACTCGTGCATGTGCCAGACCGGCACGCCCGGCAGATGTCCTGGCCATTGCTCGAGCAAACGATCATTGGCGTCTTCGTCGCCGTCAATCACGTCAGGGATCAGCGCCCAGTCGAAGCCAGGGTGCCGGTGCCAGTCATCCACCCAGCGGGTGTATCCATCGACATCCACCCGGCCGCCGCCTTTCTTCCAGACGGTGAACGCGCCGTTGTCGAACACGAAAGACTGGCAGGCCTCGGCGACGATACCCATGTCGTCCTGGCGCGGGAACGGTACCAAGGCGTGCCGGCCGGCCAGCAGCCGTGCTGCATCTTGCCGTGTGCCGCCGATGGGCGTGCCGTGGTAATGGATCATTCGACAAGCCTCAGGGATTCAATTGATACCCCTTGGTGCACCGCCTTGACTTCCACCTCACAACAGAACCGGTCGACGAGTTCGTCAGCAATCTGTTCCTGAAATCCTTCCTTGATCAAAGCTGTCGCCGTTTTGATGTGTTCTACGAGAATCATCTTCGGGCTTCGGATCTCAACGCTGTAGACGATCATCTCTCCGTCGCTTGGGCATTTGGCGGCGAAGGTGTGCCTGTAGATGTTGATCGATCGGTACTGTGCAGACATGGGCGATCCTCGCCGGGGAGGCGTTATCGTTGAATAGGGGAAGGCGCTGGCGTGCAGCACTATCGCTTCGGGTAGGTTTGAGTCAACGCGCCATTGACCACATGGCCGCGCCGCAGCACCAGGTTGGCCAGTGCTGCGCGATCCTTCTGGCTATGGCTGGCCTGGCCAAGCAGGCCGAAGTAGCTGTTTGCCGTCTCGCGCAGGTTCTTTGCTGGTGCTGCAGCTGTGCGCTTCATTGCCTGGGCCACCGACTTCTTGCGAGTGGTGCGGCGCCAGGGCTTGATCACATGCCCGACGAAATCCACACCACGATCAATCGGTTGCAGGATGGTCTTAGACGGGTTGAGCCTTACACCAAGGCTTGGCAGGAAGTCTTCGATCTGCCTGAGCCAGTCGTTCAGCTGCTGTGGCGATTCATGCAGCAGCACGAAGTCATCGACATATCGGATGTAGTGCTTGGCCTTGAGCGTGTGCTTGCAGAACTTGTCCAGGGCGTCGAGGTAGACGTTGGCGAAGAACTGCGACGACAGGTTGCCGATAGGCAGGCCCAGGTAAGACGGCTGCGCGGTTAGGCGTTTGTGCTGCGGCACCCGGTTGAACAGGTGCGCCGGGCTGCGCTCGACGTAGTTCTCTCGCGGGTCGTGCATCAGCACCTGCAGGGCAAGCTGCCTGAACCATGGGTCTTCGATTCGGATGGCCAGCTGCAGGCCCAGCACGCGCTTATCGATCGACACGAAGAAGTTGGCCAGGTCGCATTTGAGGTAGAAGCCAGGCCGGGACCAGTTGTGCGTCTGGCTGCGGATCTTCGCTTCCATCCGTTTACCGGCGTACAGCGTGCCGCGCCCTGGGATACAGGCGCAGCTGTCCGCTATGAAGCTGCGCTCGATGGCGGGGCCGATGCGGTTGTAAAGCAGGTGGTGCACGATGCGGTCGCGAAAATCGGCGGCCCACACCTCGCGGGCCTTTGGCCGGGTGACCACAAAGCAGATTGAGCGGCCAGGCCGGTAAGTTCCGGCCTGGAGCTCTTCGAATAGGTCGAGGAGATTGGCCTCCATGTCCACTTCGAAGCGGCGAGCGCTTGCGGTGTTCCGCTTGTGCCGTCGGCAATCGTAGTAGGCAAGGGCCAGCTCCTCGAAGGTGAAGCTCGCAACGGGTAAATCTGCGGACGGGGCGCACGAGACGCTCATTGTTCTTGCCGTTGCCGTGGTGAGCCAGCCATCTCCGAAGTCCATGCGGTAGGCGTAGTCGGCTGAGTACTGCGAACTAGTCCAGTGTCGCGCCTGGGAGAAGGCATGAGGGACGGTACCTTCAAGGAACGAGGCTTCACGCCGCGCCATCAGGTAGTAGTCGTTGTGACCGTCACGTTCGAACTTCGCGCAGAACCGGGCTGCTGGATAGTCGTTGTCGGTCTCAACCAGGTCGGCGGTGTTCGTCATGCCGTCATGCGGGCTCATGGCGCTTTCGAACTCTTCGCCGCAGCTGCCGAACTCGAACTTTCCTTCGGCATCGGCGCCGGTTGGTACGATCAAGTAGTAGGGCCTGTCGCCGCCCTGGAACAAGCCGCCGTTGATTCCGCCTTCGCCTGGCCATGGCTCGCCAACGGGCGGGACGCTGTTTGCCGAGATGGCGGGCGCTGCGGTGATGGCGAGTGTGGCCAGCTTCAGCACTACGCCCTCGTCTGGGCTGCTGATCGTCAGGTCACCACGGGTGTAGGTTGTCAGTTGATTCAATTGCATGGGGTGCTCCTGTAAGCGGAATAGGGTGCAGGCGGCCGGCGCTTCCCGGCGCGCTTCTGGTCTGATCGTCGTCCTGGCGAACCCGGAATCGCCTGCAGGGGAAAGGAATGAAGGGGTGAATTACTGAAGGATGAGGCTGCGGACGGGGCGCACGAGACGCTCATTGGTCTTGCCGTAGTCGTTGAGCCAGCCAACTCCGAAGTCCAGGCTGTAGGCGCAGTAGGCTGAGCACTGCGAGCTCAGCCAGTGCCAGCCATCCTCGCGCAACGTGAGCAGGCCATCGGCCTTGGCAGCCATCAACATCTGTCCTTCCAGGCAGGAAGGGATGTGCGCACCCAACTCCAGTGCCTTCACGGCGATCTCGCTGCCAGCTTCGGCCATGGCGCGGGTGTTCGCCTCGCCGTCGCTGTAGCTGTCAGCGCCTTCGATCTTGGCGCCACGTTTGCCCCAGGCGCCCTCGAACTCGTCAGGCATCAGTACCAGGGCGCGCTCTTGGCCATTCAGCCAGTAGCGAGTGACGAAGACGCCGCCGGCCAGCGGTTGTCCGCGCTCAGGCAGGTCGGAGGCGGCTATGGATTGCAGTACAGATTGGGTCATGACTTTCTCCAGGGTGTAGGCCGCCCTCCATAGCTGGTGGCGGTGAGTTGGTAATGCGGGATTTGAATGTCAGGCGTGAGCAGGCAAGCCAACACCGTCGTCAACAGCGGTGTAGGTGATCTCGAAGGAGAGGAAGCTGCCGTCTTCGAAGTAGAAGATCTTGCGCTTGTCGCTACTGGCATCGCGGCTGGTGAAAGCTGCGATTGATGCCCGATATGGATCGCTCGACCTGCGGATGCATTGAGCGATACTCAGGTTTGCCGATTCGGTTCGGCGCTCCTCTGCTTCAAGCTGCTGTTTCATGCTCATGTTCGCCTCCATTGCGCACGAACTGGGTGCCAGGGGCATACTCCAGCAGGTCGCACACTCGGTTGATGATCTTGAGCGCAGCGTCGAACACCTTGGCGTCGTCCGGCTCGCGGGCCAGGCGCTTCATGTTCGGCTGGTGCTCCAGGCAGACTTTGTCGACCAGGCGCCGGGCCAACCTGCGCAGGTGATCGGCGCTGTCGTGCACCTGCAGGCTCAGCGCGAAGGCCAGGGCCACCTCATCAGCACGGTACTGGCCGCCGCTGCGGGTGTTGTACAGCTTTCGCACCGGCTTTCGCATCGATGCGTCGAATGGGGTTGCCATGCTCGACCTCCTGCAGGCCGCTTGGTGGAATGTTGAACTGATCACGCCGCCTTGTTCTTTGCAGCGCGCCTCGGGTTTTTCTGTTCAATCTCTAAATCCATGTCGTTCCAGCCGGCCAGAAACCAGGCGCCGTGGAACGTGTGATAGGCGAATGGATTGGCCATCTTTCCGCCACCGTTGCGGCGGCATTCCCGGCCAAGGTAGTAGACGCTGGGGTGATCGCTGTTCTCGCTCATGGCCTACCCCTTGCGCTGCTGAACTGGATACTCGATATCGAACACCTCAAGGATCCGCACAAGCCGGCATTTGCCGATTCCAAGATCAACCGCGGCCCCGCATCTGGACTTGCCTGCGTCACGCAGAGCAATGATCTTGTCGGCAAGGTCGCGGTCGTCCTGGCTTGATGGCCTGGAGAACTTGAATCCACCACGTGCCGCTACGCCCCAGAGAGCGGTCTTGGTTTCGCCCAGGAGCTTGGCCACCTCGCCACAGGTCATGGTCTTGGCAAGCTCTTCGATCTGAGCTGTGCGTGCCTTGGCGCGGCTTTTGCGCTCGCCGCCGGGCTCTTGTTTGACTGGCTTGGCCCGCTTCGGCTTTGGCTCAGGGTGATGGCGCTGGCGGAAGGGCACGTACTGGAATCCCTCCAGCACGATGATCCGGCCGCCAGACGAGAAGAAGGCCGCTTTTGCGGCCTCCAGGTCGATTGATGGGTTCATGCTGTCTTGCTCCTCAGCTTGGCCTCGAAGTCGTCCACCAGCAGCTTGAACTGCCATAGATCGGCTTCAAGTTGCTCGATGTAATCGTCGTCGCGCTTGAACTCTGCCCACCAGAGCTGCCGCCCAACAGCCTCCAGGGCAGGGCAGTACATGCCGACATGCCAGAACTTGCGGCCGGTGATCCACATGCAGCCCTGGACCTGGTCCATGATCCCGCTGGCGTCGTTGTCGATGTGAAAGGCGCGGAGTTTGTCGGGGGCAATGAAGCACTTGTACTCGCTGCCGCCGCCTTCTCCGATGAGGCCGTCAGCGCTGGCCCCGAATGCGCCGTCGTCGGTTTTCACGAAGCCGGCGCGCTGAACGATCAGTCCCGTCTGCATCTCGTGTTCCATCCGGGCCATAGGCTCAAGCTCGTGGCCGCGTTTCATCTGCCAGGTCTCGAAGCCGCTATCCAGCGCCTCGCCGGCGATCCGCTCAACGGCCAGGTTGAAGGCGTAATTCAGCGCAGCTTCGGTTGGCTGGCCCACTGGCTTGCCTTGCAGGGCTAGCTGGATCGATTCGGCTCGCGGAGCAGTCTTGTATCCGGCAACGGCGCGGGCCTCGGCCTCTTGAGCGCCGCCAAGAATGGCAGTCACATAGGCCTGCTGCTTCTCGTCCAGGCCGCCGGTGCGCGATCGGGCGATACCGAACATGCTTGCGGTGATGCAGCCGGCGCGTGCCCGGTGCCACTCGGCGCTGCCTTGTTCGCATTCGATGAGGATCATTGAGGTTCGCCTTCCAGAGTCGTGGATTCGAGTTCAAGCAGTTCGGTGCGGCGTTTCTCCACATGCGTCTTGAACTGGCTGTACGCGGCCATGTCCTTGGCGGCCTTGATGTCTGCCAGGCCGGCCTGCCAAATCTGCTGTAGCGCATCAACCGACTCGCAAGAGGCCGCCTGAT